GCGTAAGCAATTCTTTCAATTTCATCTTCATCTTTTAAAATCATTTCTGCAAGTTCATCAGGACTGCAAGCAGTTCCCACAATATCAGGAAACACAAGACGACATAAAGCAGTCGCTGCACGTTTACCACACATCACAATAGGCATTTGAACCCATGTTCGTTTGTTTGCATTGCCCCGTAAATGTGCATCAAACATTGTAAAAGTCCACGTATGAACAGGTGCATCAAAGCCATATTCTTTAGACGTTGTCAGTTCATCAGTACGCATTGCAGTATAACGAACACCAATTGTGTTTGGGTTCACATTACCTTGTTCATCATATTCTGGGGTCAAAACATCTGCTTTCATATAAGCACACACTTTTTTTCCTGTTGTTGGATCAATCCAGTTTCTGACAATCCCACACATTGCATCTGCATTTAATGCAGGTTTTCCTTGTATGCAGTATGTTTGTGATAAACATGCAAGAACATTATAATTGAACAAGTGACCAAATGTTTCAAAGCATTTACGGTTATCATTAAAGTCACGTTGTGATGAAGAATTACTTGTAATTGTATCAATTTGTTGTTGAGTAAGCATAGTTTTTTCCTTTGGTTGTTTTTCGGGTTTTTCGGGTTTATGGGTTAAGTGATCTAATCACTGAAACTTGTTTTAAAATTTCTGCTTTGGGTGCTTTCACAATGGGATCATTCCCACGTAATTCTTTACAGTTTTCTTGAAACTGGATCATTAAGCACAAAGCAAAGATGATCAAAAGTAAGAATGAAAAAAGTTCAATTTGTTGGGTTCGTTTTAAACGTTGATTGTAATTCATGGTTTCCTTTTACATTTTAAGTAAGTTGTATGTTTTGTTGATAGCATCAAGAATTGATTCACGGTCTTGACTTGTAAAAGCAAAGTAGTATGCATCATCTTCAAGTTCAAAAATAGATGCGTTGTGATAAGGGCCGTTACAGATCCTAAAAGGTGCAAGTCCTGCAAACTGATCAAGTAAACGATCAAGATGCTTTAAAAGTTTTCTGTTGTCATATTGCTTGATGGTAGATGTTTTTAAACGATTCATTTTTAGTATCCAAAGTCTGTTAAGTGATAAGTGTTTGTAGTAAGTTTGTTAAGTGCATCACGTAAAGTGACTGCTGTTGCATAACTCATAGGACGTTTCCCATTTAGAACAAGTGTTAAATGTGAATAATCAACACCCATTTCACTTGCTAAATGTCTAAAGTTATATCGATGTCTTTTTAAATCAGATTTAATTTGATCTTTCATGTTCATCCTTTCTTTGCAGTACAATATGAACTTAATTATATTTTGCAACTTTGTCAATTATTATTTTGCAACTTTGCAAAAAAAAACTTTGCACGTTTGCAAAAAAAAGTTTTGCAAAACAATATCAATCATGTTTTATTTATGATGTGATCATTATATATAAAGGACAATCACATGAAAGAATACGACGTAAGATTGAAGGTCTTAGCAAGTGATTTAACAACAACAGAAAAAGTTGTGATGTTTGCAATTCTGCTTAAAGTCAATTGGGAAAGTTTCGCAGGACAAGTTGCAATCAGTCAAATTATTGACATGACCAAAATAAAAAAACGAACAGTGCAACGTGCAATAAAGAAACTGGTCGAATTGAAGTGGATTACCCGAACATCCCGTCACATCGAACGTGAACTTTCAACTGCTGCTTACACTACTGTTTTGATTGATAATATTAAGGGGGTGTCATGTATGACACTAGATGACACTGATGACACTAAGAGGGTGTCATACATGACACCCCCCGATGACACTGATGACACTGTAAGGGATGACACTGATGACACCCATACAATAAGTAACAATAATATACCAATTAGTAACAATACAGTAGAAACTGAAACACATGGTTTAGAAGAAGTGGATCAAATTAGCATTGAAGGGGGGGATAATGATGAATTTTGGGTTTTTCCTAGTTCAATCAAAGATCCTGTGAAAAGAAGAATGACTGAAAATTATATTCTTTCCCGACCTAAACCACTCCCTTATACTGAAAGACAACGGTTACTTTTCCCTGAATTAAGTAAACCGATTTGGAACAACTAAAACAAAGGAAAAACAAAATGGGCAATTTAACAAAGCTTGATTTATCAGGATGGATCAAGCAACTGAAAAAACACGCAATACCAACACAGGTTGAAAAACCTATTATGATTCATCATAGGCGTTTAGAAGAAGCAAACCTTTTAACACGTGAAGTGATCAACGGGGTTCCTGAAATCCAAGTGCATATGCTTGATTCTTGTGAATATAACGGGTGTACCCCTTCACACAATGGGATTCATTCAAGAACAGAAGTAAAGACTTTAAAAGATCTTGCAGAATATAAACCAGTTTATCTAGAAGATGGGGAAACAGAAGACATTTCAAAACGTCCTGATAATCTTATTATTGATGATGGACTTTGGGTACCCGTCGAACTTAATTATTCATTTGGAATCCCCTGTGAATATTGTGGACAAGTCAACAAATACTTACAACGATTTAAAGCAAGTGGATTAACTGCAGATGCAATTGGGAAACATGTTGATAATTTCAACTTTGAAAGTGAAGGGGATTTGAAACAAAAAGCAATGGCTTTTGTAAACGGGGAAATTAAAGGGGGGTTGATTTATGGTGTACCAGGTAATGGTAAGACACATTTACTTTGTGCAATTGCCCGTGAATTGATTTGGAATAATAAAAAAGTTCGGTATGTTTCACACCAAAGCATCTTGGAACAAATCAGACAATCTTTTGATAAAGGAAACAACACAGTTGATCCCCGTTTTAAATGGCTAGATGGGATCGATGTTGTTCTGTT